ATGACCCAATTTTCTCAGATTGCTGATTTAGACCGTCACTATCGCGATCCACGTGGCGTAGTTGTTCACGTGATTGGTTATGACCGCGTTAATCAACGTGTCATTTACCGTCGTTCGGGCTATGAGCACGACTGCGCTCGCTCTCTGGACGCATTCAAGGCCCTGTTTACGAGAATTGAAAAATGAGCGTTAAATTATCAGCTTATGTTTGGGATGGTTGCGCGGCGGCTGGCATGAAAACGGCAAAGATCGCGATCATGGCCAGGCTTGCTGACTTCTCAAATGATGACGGGGTTTGCTGGCCATCAGTTAACACTATCGCTCGTCAGATTGGTGCGGGTGTAAGCACTGTACGCACTGCTCTGGGTGAGTTAGAGCGTGATGGTTGGATCTTCAAAAAGACCCGCCGCCAGGGGAATCGCAATGCCTCAAACGTTTACCAGCTCAATGTTAAAAAACTCAAAGCCGCTGCTCAGGCATCAGAATCTGACCCGTCAGAATCCGAACGGTCAAAATTCGACGGTTCAAAATCTGACGCGTCAAAATCTGACCAGTCAGAATCCAGCAAAAATAACAGTTTTGACCCGCCAGATTCTGGGGGCGATCCGTTAGTAAGTTCAAAAGAAGATCCATCATATAAAAAACCTGTTGGTCGATTGGACGAGCCAACCGACGCGCAGCAGTCTGAAAAGTTAAAAATTGATTACCAAGCTGTCTTGGCTGCGTATCACGAAATTTTGCCGGAAATGCCAAAAGTTCTGGATATGACAACTGACCGTCAAACCAAGCTGCGCACCATCTGGAAGAAATTCAAATTTGACCAAGACCGCTGGTCTGCCTACCTGCAGTACATCGCTAAGCACTGCCGCTGGATGCTGGAGAACCGCCCAGACACTGGCACTGGCAAGACTTGGCGCAAGAAAAACTTCGATTACCTGATCACTGAACGCTGCTACCTGGCTGTGAAGGAAGAACGTGCAAACGACCTGCCGCAAGTGGCCAGAGTCGATACTACGGCACGTGATTCGGCACTGGTTCGCCTGATTTCTCAAGGCCGTAAGCCTGCTAACGAAATTGAGCGTCTGGCACAGATAGCCGGTCAGCGAGCTGGTTTAGGCCGCATGAACGAAGTGATGGCCAGGAATGCATGGAAAGGTATTTGGGCTGCTGCTGTTGAGCAGGCGAGTGAAAACGACTTGAGAGGGCTGGCGTAATGACAACAACCACTAAGACCCCTGAGCTGCTTGCTGAAGCTGCCAAGGCTGAAAAATTGGAATCGGCAGGCTTGTACCGCCGCGCGGCTCGTCAATGGCTTAGCGTGTTCGATTTGGCGAAAACTGACGAGGATTTGCGTCACTTTGCATTCAGAAGAAAGCGCTGTTTAGCCTTGTTGGGGCGTCGTTATTACCCGGATTACAACAGCATCAAAACCTACTCATTACAGCTATCAGAGGACTTGTCATGATCGAGCAGCAAAGAGAGAAGTTCGAATTTGCATGTGAAGAAGCTGGTGGCCTGCCATGGGGGTATCTTGCAATTCGCAGAAGCGAAACTGGCTATTCAATTTATCCCTATAACGTCATGTGGTGGGCTTGGCAGGCAGCAATAGCCAGCTTCGAAATTACGTTACCAGCTCCGGCAACTGAGATCATTCCGGGGGCTAGATACTACTTCAATGACGATGTTGTTATGACGCTGGAAGCGGCTGGCGTGGGGGTGAAATCATGATCAACGATTTAGAGCAGTTCAGTGTTGAGCAGTTAGAAGTGCTTTCATCTGTTAGCGAATGGGATGGTTTGCATTGCAGCGTGAATTTAAGTGATTTCCGCGCCCTAGCCCGTATCGCCCTGGCAGTTAAGACTGAGAAGCCCGCTGTAGAAATGCCAGGCGGATTTAGCATTGAGGAGGCAAAAGAACTTCTGGAATCCCTTGTTAACGCTCACATCAGCAAGGCTGTAACGCGAGAACGAATGAAATCAGAAGATCGCTTCACCGACTTGGAAATCATCAAGCGGAGCATTGTAAGCGCCGCATGGTTTGTGCGTGCACATATTGAAGCAGCAGAGGGAAAGCAATGACTAAATCACTAGAAGCGCTGATCGCCGAAATGAAAGCGGCAGCGGAGAACGCTACGCCGGGACAGTGGGTTTATTTGCCTAAAAACACCAGCATTGAGTATGACGTCGGGAGTGATGATTCCCAAGGCTCAATTGTCTACATGGACAGCGGTGATTTCACTCGGGAATTAACTGATCTTAACGGCGCTCACGTTGCGTCTGCAAACCCCGCCAACGTTCTGGCACTGATAGCAGCACTGGAGCAAGCGCAGCAGCAGGCAGAGGTTGCGGATCTGTTACGTGAAAAGGTTAAGCGCCTCGAATCAGACCTGTGGCAAAAAGAGCAGTTACGTCAAGTTTACAGTGAAAAGTCATTTGAGCTTGAGAAGACCGTTAGCTCAATGAAGCACGAACATGCCAAGAATCAATCTTGGCTCACGGGTCGAATAAGCGGAATGGAAGATGCGTTGTGCAAGCTCCTACCGGACGATTCAGATGGTGGGGATGTAGAGCCGATAGAGCAGGTTACACGCATGGTCGCAGATTATCGCAAGCGCATCGCAGAGCTAGAGGCCAGCCGGTTATCTGTGAAGCTGCCAAAGCGTAGCGTTGGTGAAGTCATGCACATGAGTGGTTTTAGCAGGGACTACGCAGAGGGCTGGTGCGCTGGTAACGATAACGCAATTCATGAAATCCAAGCCGCTGGCGGCACCGTTCAGGGAGGGGAGTAGATGACAGCCAAATTGACGAAAGAAGAAAAGGCGTGGGTAAAAAAAGTAAACCAGGCACTGGCAGAATGCCCATCTAAGCGCCTTGCTTTCGCCACTACTGGCGATAGTGACGTTTCGATATTCAATCGAGCGCAATATAACGCGATTTGCGACGAGCAGGACAATGACGGTGGAGAGTTCATTAGCGCCGCCCGCAGAATTGACGCGTTATTTGATGAAGTGTTGAACTTCCCTAATCCAGTCGAAAGTACAGCGGGGTGATCTATGAATAACCAAAGAATTGAGCAATTAAAACTAATTCGCGATAACGCAGTAGACGCTAAAGCTGTGGGTAAATGCGACTCTACAGCGCCGTGGGTGCGATTCTTGCGTGACGTGAACCCTGACTTTGTAATTGCTGTGCTGGACGAGCTAATCGCATTCCGGGAAGCGGCTGAAAAGCCTGTGGCGTTCGCGAGTGTCGGTAGGAATGGTAAAAAGCACTTAACCCGATTCGAGCCAGAGCAGTGGCGCGGTGCTGTAATCGTAACCCCGCTATACACAGCCCCACAGCTACCGGCTGAAATCCAAATTACGGACAGTATGGCGCTAGCGTTCCATCATGCACTGACCGATGGGAGCATCGGTAGTGACGATCTGGAAGAGATAAAAATCGGTTTGCGCGCGGCATTAGTTAACATCGCACCCCTCGCACAGGAGAAAGCCGATGAATAAATACAGTCTGATTTACGCTGATCCTCCTTGGCAGTACAGCAACGCAGCAAGCAACGGTGCAGCGGATGATCATTACAGCACTATGAGCATTGCTGAATTAAAGCGCCTGCCTGTGTGGTCTATGGCTGAAGACAATGCCGTATTGGCCATGTGGTATACCGGCACTCATAGCAAAGAGGCCATAGATCTTGCTGAGGCTTGGGGTTTTAAGGTTAAGACGATGAAAGGCTTTACCTGGGTAAAACTGAATCAACTGGCTGAGCAGCATATAAACAATGCCCTTAAAGCTGGTGAGGTGCAGGACTTCTACGATTTCCTTGATCTGCTTAATGGCCAGACTCGAATGAATGGGGGTAATTACACCAGAGCCAACACAGAAGACTTGCTGATCGCGGTTCGCGGGTCAGGGTTAGAGCGTTTATCTGCATCAGTGAAGCAAGTTATCTACTCACCCCTTGGGGAGCATAGCGCTAAGCCATGGGAGGCCAGAAACAAGCTTGAACGGTTGTACGGTGACGTGTCACGCATTGAGTTGTTCGCCAGACAAAGCGCCCCTGGGTGGGATGTCTGGGGCAATGAGTGCGAGCAGTCTATCGTTTTGCACCCAGCTCGATTTGGTATGGCCTCATGATAATTACTTTGCCGTTCCCACCTAGTGTTAACACCTACTGGAGAGCCCCTACCAAGGGGCCATTAGCCGGACGTCACTTAATCAGTGAAAAGGGTAGGCTGTTTCGTGTTGAGGCCACAGCATGCGTTTTAGAGCAGTTAAAGAGAAAGCCAAAGCCGATAACAGAGCCAGTATCTGTTGAAATAACACTCTACCCGCCGTCAAAGCGCCGGCGTGATTTGGATAACTTCTTGAAAGCCCCTCTTGATGCACTCACGCATGCGGGCATTTGGAAGGATGACAGCCAGGTTAAAAAGATGACCATCCAATGGGGTGAATTAACTGCTGGTGGCCGTGTAGAGATACGAATAAGCACTCTGTGAGATAAAATAAAGTACATATTGCAGTCAATTATTTTAATCTATTCAAGGGGTTATTTGAGTGCTACTATTGCTCTGTTCACAAAACAACCAAAGGGGCTCTCATGAACATCAATGTGCGAATCTACACTCACGGCGGCTCTGTGGATGTCAAGGCTGTAATGACTGGGGACGAAAAATTTACTGTAACCATAGAGGACAACCCATCTTTATTGGGAGGAAAAGGGGCGCTATTCAAAAGCGGTGATACATACACGGTTTATATTCAAGGAAGAGATGTTGCCGCCAAGCTTGAGAGGAGGCCACTAGGCTTGAATTCCAAATGGATTTTTAAATTGCTAAGCCAGTGAGGCTAGCAGCAATAATCTAAAGCCCGCTCTGAGCGGGTTTATTTTTATCTGGAAGGCCAAGTGAGCTAATTAAACGTTCGTCACTATAACAGGATAAATTCGAGTAAACCGGCTGCAAGGCTGGATAAATCACCAGTGTTATAGCAAAATATAAGTGTTAGCGAATGGTCTCTAAAATCACGTGCGGGTGACTGAGAGGCTTAATAAAAAACAATGTGTGGAGTAAGCGTATGTCTAATTTAGCCATGTGCGTAGCCGTGCTTTATTTAGAAGCGATTCAATAGCATGAGAGCACTGTTAACGCCATATATTCAAAAAGAGCTTGGACTTGTGATTCTGCGCCCAGGTGAGAATCTGCTTGAGAAATTTCGGGGCAGGGTTCTTATCACGTCTGAGCCGCCAGAGCTGAAAAACTTGCCCGCTGGCGAATTGCCAAACAGCCCCCAGACGTTGGTTAATGATGACCGACTAAAGCAATTCTTTCAGCATGACAGAGTGATGAGCCGCGCCAGTGTGCGTGATTACGTAAAACGGCTTAAGCGCTGCCAAATCATCGACAGCAAAGACGGTTGCGTCAACCATCTAACAACCCACGATTACGGCAACAGCTGCATTAGCTTTTGCCATCACCACGACAATAAGTACCGGGAGCAAACGAACCAGTTTCTCGATGCAATAGCGGACGCCAATAGAGCGGCATGCATTGTGGAATCAGTGCGTGGCCATTTCCTGCTGCCGGAGTGGCATATCGTCACAATGCCAGAGCTTTGCTGGTGGGCTGTCATTCACGAAGTATCAGATTTGCTGCCAGATGGTGTAGCGCGTGTCTCTCTCCGCATGCCAGCAGAAAAACCACGGGTTGGACGCACCAAAGAATCAGACCTCATGATAGGGCCATCAGCTAGCGATGTGCTTAAAACAAAAACAAATAAAGTAAAGATCATCAAGGAAATAACAGTAGACCCAGCACCGCCAAAGTCATTCATGCGCATCCCAAAACGCGAGCGCTGGATCAGTGAGAAGTACACAAAGTGGGTAAAGAGCCAGCCATGTTGTGGTTGTGGTAATTCGTCCGACGACCCACACCACATTATCGGCCATGGCCAAGGTGGCATGGGAACAAAGGCACACGACCTTTTTACGATCCCTCTATGTCGCCAGTGTCACGATGCATTACACCGTGACGTGTCACGGTGGGAAAGTGAGCACGGAAGCCAGGTAGAGTTGTTGTTTCAGTTTTTAGATCGTTCAATCGCCGTTGGGGCAATTTCTTAAACGTGGAGTAGGCGCAGGCATGCGGGCCGGTAGCCAAGGAGTAAAAATTATGAGCGAGCATTTGGAAGTAACGTTAAAGCACTTCAATCCGAAGAGTATGCAGATCAGCGATAGCGTAAGAGCCACATCATCAAACCAACTAACAGGCACTGATTATATGGCCGCTATCGGTATGACTGCAGCAGATGCTGAATTTGGCCTGTCATTGTTTTATGCAAAAAGTGGTGTCAGCGAAAAAGACAGAGAAAGAGCTATAGGGCTGCTTACTAAATATGCCCACAAGCAGGCACCCAAACACGTCGGTAAGGCAGCTGGCAGAAACATGGCCATCTGCATGTCGATACTTGCCACTGCTGCGTATGCGGATTATGCACGCTCTGCCTCGGATGAGGACGGCTGTGAAATATGCAATGCATCTGGCTTTATATCTGTGCAACGTGACGTAGTTAAGCATGAGGGAATAACGAACGCTGCCGGTGAGGTCATTGTTGAGCCAAGCGTGAAGCATGAATGCGTAAAAGAGAAATGCACTAACTGTGGTGGGAAAGGGAAGTTATCAAGCCGCTGTCGCTGCAATGGCACAGGTAAAGTGCTCAGCAAGGTAAAACGCAGTGATGGCTGGCTGGCAGAGGAAAAGGATTGTGATCGCTGTTCTGGCAGAGGTTACTCAAGAGTAAAGCCTGCATCAGTGTATCGTATCATTAGCAAGCGCCTGCCTGAGCTACAAGAGCGCACTTGGAATCGTAACTGGAAGCCGTTTTACGAACTGCTAGTTAGTAAATGTTATGCAGAAGAGTCGAATGCACATGCTGCATTCAAGAAAATTACAAGTTAAAAGACGTTGTAATAAATATTTATATTTTTAGCGACAAGATATTGCATTTTGTCCGAAAATGACTAATATTAATTCTAAGAATGGGTTAATTCGTTCTTAAGACATTTAAAGACCTCGCCTCGGCGGGGTTTTTTCGTTTTTAGCTCCCGCCAATCGCCAACCACTAAATCACACCCCATGAAACTGAGTGGCCACGGCGGCGAGCTAAACCTCACAAGGACCCGCGCCAACAGGCAGGGGGAGACTATGAAGATGGACAAACTCACTACTGGCGTGGCTTACGGCGCATCTGCTGGCAGCGTCCTTAATGGGCTTTTAAATACCTTTAGCCCTGAGCAGTGGAACGCACTTGGTGTGATTGTCGGCATTTCAATTGCAGTGCTCACGTATCTCACCAATTTATATTTCAAAATCAAAGAAGATCGCCGCAAGGCCAAGGCAGGTTATTAATGGCTATGTCTTCGGGATTGCGGAAAAGCCTATTAGCTGCGGCAGGCAGCGGGGCAATAGTAATTGCATCGATCATGGTTACTGATTTAGAGGGCGTTCGCTACGAGCCTTACCTTGATGTCGCTGGGATAACCACTGTGTGCTATGGCCACACGGGACCCGATATTATTAACGGCAAGCGTTACACGCCTGATGAGTGTCGGGCAATGCTTGAGCGTGATTTGTTGCCGTTTGCACGTTCAGTTGATCGCGCTGTTAAGGTGCCAACAACGGAGTACCAGCGAGCCGCGCTAATATCATTCAGCTACAACGTAGGCTCGAGTGCATTCGAAAATTCATCTCTGCTGCGCAATCTCAATGCTGGCAACTATCAGCAGGCTTGTGACGGCCTAAAGCAATGGATTTATGCCGGTGGCAAGCAATGGAAGGGGCTTATTAATCGCCGAACTATAGAGCATGAAGTTTGTACCTGGGGGCAGAGATGATGACGCGTTACCTGGCCGTATTTATTGCAGGGGTTGTTATCGCCTGTTGGATTGAAACTCTGCGCTGGGATGCTGATATCTCGGCGATTAATCTTGCCCATACACAAGCATTAAAAACACTCAGTGATAAAGCATTGGCAGATCTTTCTCTTGCTAATCAGCGGGCTAATCAGGCTAATGCCGCCATCGCTGCATTAGATATCCAACATCAATCGGAGCTCGCGCATGTACTTACAGAGAATCAAAAGCTGGTTACTGATGTTGCCGCTGGCACTCGCCGCGTGCTCATCGCCACAGCAGACCTTGCAACCTGTCAGCTCAGAAAGGCCGCAGGTAGCAGCGCCGGCAGCATGGGCAATGCAACCCAAGTCGAACTCACTCGAACTGCTGGACAAAACATTCTCGATATCCGAGCAGGAATAATTGCAGATCAGGCCAAGCTGGAATATCTGCAAGGCTACATAAAGTCGATTAAGGGCATTCGATAGGCCATCACAGGGGCCATTAACTGTGGCTCTGATGATGATTTATTGAATGGGTGGGATATCTCTGCGAGGCGAGTAAAGGATTCCATTAATTACAACCCAGCCAGACTTAATCCAAAGACCAACCTTCTGGCGATCAACGCCCATATGACGGGCAAATTCTGAGTTATTGCCCGCAAAGTTCATGGCTATATATTCAGTAAGGGGCATGCTAATTACTCCGCTGTGATGGCTGGGTTAACGATTAAATATGACGTTCCGTGCTCGTCGTCCATTTCTACAGCATCAAAACCGAGATGGGCAGCAACACGGCCGCGTAAACGTTGCATTTCCCATCCTGCATTTCCTGTGCATGAGCGTGGGTTAAGGATGCTTTCAAATGCATCATCACACTCGTCGTCAGCGATAGCATTTGCCATAGCTTCAATGTCATCAGCATCCGCTTCAACTTCTCCAGCCAGGAATGCGATCACATCGTCGATACGTGCATTTAAGTCTGAGCTGTCGGCAATGTTAGAAACTTCGTAGCTGTGAACATAATCACCGTGAGAGTCTGCGGCACCAAAATCAGCAGAGGCAAACAGTCCGTCAAAAACGTTATCGCCGGTCATTGCAAAAGCGCCGATTTTGATCACTGGTGCAGTGTCACTGTATGAGCCGTGGAAGAGTTTCATGTTGTTGCCTCAGTTCGTTGTCGATATAAATAATGTAGTCGAAATAAGACTACATTGCAATTGTTTTATTCACACCGCTTCGGGCGGTTTTTTTATTTGGAGCATTACATGACACAGTTAACACAAGAGCAGTCTGTGCGTCTTTCTGTATTGCGCTTAGTCAAGAATGACGCAGCAGCAGCCAGAAGCGCCATCGACTTTATCGGAGATAACCCGTTAAAGCTGGAGCTATTCTCTGACCGCTACAAAGAGGAAGAGCTTAATCAAAACAATGGTTATCCGGTAGACCGCGTCTCAGCAGTCACTCGCGCAATCGATAAGGCTAAGCACGATTTGCACTTGTTTGGTATCTGCGACGACCAGTCAAAAGAAGAAGTAAAGAAATAGATAACTCTGCAAAGTCCATCGTTAACGCGGTGGCCTTTTCACATGTCTATTCACAAACAGAAGGACATCATTAACATGCCAGCAAGAATCCCTCGCGCATGTCGCAAACACGGATGCAGCAGAACAACAACGGACAGATCGGGTTATTGCCCAAGCCACATATCAACAGGATGGGAAACTCACCAGCAAGGCAAGAGCAGGCATGAACGTGGATACGGGGCCAGTTGGGATAAGCTACGCCCAATGATACTTGCTCGCGATAAACACCTCTGCCAGAAACATCTCCGTGAAGGAAGGCCAGTGACTGCTACGACAGTCGACCACATAAAACCGAAGGCGCATGGCGGCACGGATGAACCGAGTAATCTCGAAAGCCTTTGCTGGCCATGCCATCGCCGGAAAACTGCGACAGAACGACTCAAATGATAATGATTACCAACCAATGCTAATGGTGTCGCGTGAAAATGCAATTTTTCATTTAAATGAGAATTATTATCAATTGCAGGCGGCGAGGGGGGAGGGGCGGGTCAAATCTCTGGAGCCTTTCGCCCAAAGTACCGCCGCCTAACCTTTTTTCACACCGCCGCAGGTTACAAAACTTTTTTATGGGGCTCCCCCGCAGGGAATTAATAGGAGTTTTCAATTATGCCAGGACCACCGAGAACCCCGACAGCGCTGCGTCTGGTTAAGGGGAACCCTTCTAAAAGAGCAATTAACAAAGATGAACCAAAACCCCCTTCAGGGGTTCCCCCAATTCCCAAGCATTTTAGTAAGCAGGAAAAATACTGGTTCAAGCGAATTGCTCAGGATCTGGATAAAACCGGGGTGCTTACGACGCTTGACGGTATGGCACTGGAACTGCTTATCGGTGCTTATGTGGAATGGCGAAAGCATCGAGATGTTATCGATCAAGAGGGGGAGACCTACAAAGTCGAAACCATGACTGGCGATGTGATGATAAAAGCACACCCCCGTGTTGCTATGTTGGCTGATGCCTGGAAACGATTACGCGGCATGATGGCCGAATTTGGGATGACTCCTTCTTCGCGGAGCAAGATTAATGCAGGTGGAGAAGTAGAAGATGATCCTCTGGATGCATTTCTCAATAAAAAGCGCAAATGATGAATGGCAACCGTACAAGCTGGTATTCAGTACGCAGAGCGCGTGCTGTCTGGCGAGATCGTGGCTGGCGAGCTGGTGCGTTTATCATGCCAGCGGTTCCTTGATGATTTAGAGCATGGGCAGGATCGTGGCGTCTACTTCAGTGAGGACCGCGCTCAGCACATTCTCGACTTTTATAACTTTGTTCCCCATGTGAAAGGTGCCTTGGCAGGTAAACCAATTGAGCTCATGCCATGGCATATTTTTATTCTGATTAATCTTTTTGGTTTCGTTATACCTCTGATTGATGAAATGACCGGTGATCAGGTTCTGGATGAAGACGGTGATACGGTGATGGTTCGCCGCTTTCGAACTGCATATAACGAAGTGGCACGTAAGAATGCTAAATCAACGGTTTCATCGGGTATCGGTCTTTACATGACAGGGGCTGATGGAGAGGGTGGTGCTGAAGTTTACTCTGCTGCCACGACTCGTGATCAGGCCAGAATCGTTTTCGACGATGCCAAGAACATGATCAAGAAATCACCCCGCGCACTGGGGCGATTATTTGGCCACGTTAAACTCAATATTCACCAAGAACGCACTGCGTCAAAATTTGAGCCGCTTTCCAGCGACGCTAATAATCTCGACGGCCTAAATATCCACTGCGGAATAGTCGACGAGCTGCATGCTCATAGAACCCGCGACGTATGGGATGTTTTGGAAACGGCAACAGGCGCACGTCTGCAGTCTCTGATTTTTGCAATCACAACTGCGGGGACGAATAAAGACGGTATTTGCTACGAGCAACGCGACTATGCCACCAAAGTTTTACGCGGCGTTGTGGACGATGACACTTATTTTGCGGTGATCTATACCCTCGACGAAGGCGACGATCCGTTCGATGAAGCTAACTGGCCTAAAGCCAACCCAGGACTTGGTGTCTGCAAGCGCTGGGATGATATGCGCCGACTGGCTAAAAAGGCCAAGGAGCAGGTTGCAGCACGACCAAATTTTCTCACTAAACATCTTAACATTTGGGTAACTGCGGAAAGTGCCTGGATGGACATGAGCCGCTGGGCTAAATGCGAAGGATTACCAAAGGACGATGAGCTGGTTAAATGGCCGATGTGGGTAGGTGTTGACCTTGCAAACAAGATCGATATCTGTGCTGCTGCCAAAACGTGGTTATCTCCGAATGGCCATACCTATTCCAAGTACAAATTCTGGATACCGGAAGGGCGACTTGAAACCGCACCTAATCACATCGCTGAGCTTTACAAAAAATGGTCAGCCGAAGGCCATCTTGAATTGACCGATGGTGACGTTATCGATCACAGCTACATCAAGGCTGAAGTCGAAGCGTGGGTTAAGGGCGAGAATCTGCGGGAAATAGCATTTGACCCATGGAGCGCAACGCAATTCAGTCTCTCGCTGGCTGAAGAGGGGTTGCCGCTTGTTGAAGTGGCGCAGACAGTTAAAAACCTGTCCGAGTCCATGAAAACGGTGCAGGCGGATATCTACGGCAACAAGTTTCATCACGACGGCAACCCAGTCATGGCATGGATGATGTCGAATGTGACTGTAAAGCCGGACAGAAACGACAACATATTCCCTAATAAATCTACCCCTGAAAACAAAATAGATGGCCCTGTGGCGTTATTTACTGCCAAGAGCCGCCTGCTTGTTAATGGTGGCGATGAGGGAGATTTCCTATCCAACCTCGACCCGAACGAAGAGCTATTAACCCTATGAAATCATTAATCACCGATCTTGTCGGGCTTGCCGGTTTTGGTGGGCTCGTAGCAGGCGTTTATCTGCAATTCGGTACTGCAATAGCACTTATGTTTGGTGGCGGTGCGTTACTAGCTTTCGCGTTGGCAGCAGCCAGGAGGATTAAACGTGCTACTTGATGCCATTTTTCGCAGTGACTCTTTAGAGAACCCTAAAAATCCAATAACCGGTGACAACCTTGATGATGGGGGATTTCGTCAAGGGGACGTATATGTTAGCCCTGAAACATCAATGAAATTGGCCGCAGTATATGCCTGTATCTATGTGCTTTCTTCAACATTGGCTCAGATGCCTCTGCATGTTATGCGCAAAAGCGCTAACAAGGTAGAACAAGGTAAAGACCATCCCGTTTTCTACTTGTTGCACGACGAGCCAAACACATGGCAAACAAGCTACAAATGGCGGGAATTAAAAGAACGGCATGTTTTGGGGTGGGGCAACGGGTACACACGTATTAAAAGATCTCGCCGCGGTGAAGTTGTTTCTCTCGATGCTTGCATGCCCTGGGAGACATCATTAATTAATACTGGTGGGCGTTATACCTATGGACTTTACAGCGAGGATGGCAACTTTGCAGTTAGCCCAGATGACATGATCCATATCAGGGCATTGGGCAATAACCAAAAAATGGGTTTAAGTCCTATTTTACAACATGCTGAAACTATCGGCATGGGTATGAGTGGCCAGCAATACACAAGTAATTTCTTTGGTGGAAACGCTCGTCCCGCGGGAATCGTGTCTGTAAAGTCGGCTCTGAATAATGAGTCATGGGTGCGACTGAAGGAAATGTGGCAGAAAGCCACGCAAGCCCTCAGAAGCCAAGAAAATAAGACTCTCCTTTTACCTGCTGATCTTGATTATAAGGCTCTGACGGTTTCGCCGGTTGATGCCCAACTGATAGATCTAATGAAGCTTAATCGCTCACAGATCGCCGGAATCTTCAACGTTCCAGCACATATGATTAATGATTTGGAAAAGGCTACTTTTTCCAATATTACCCAGCAATCAATCCAATTTGTTCGACACACGGTAATGCCGTGGATAGTCAATTGGGAGCAAGAGCTTAACCGTAGATTGTTCACCACAGTTGAACGCAAGGCCGGGTATTACGTTCGATTTAACCTCGCTGGTCTTCTACGTGGTACGCCGCAGGAGCGAGCACAGTTTTATCACTTTGCTATCACTGATGGGTGGATGAGCCGGAACGAGGCTCGCGCATTCGAAGATATGAACCCTGTTGATGGTCTTGATGAAATGCTAGTCAGTGTTAACGCAGCAAACCCCGCAAGTAGTTTTAAAACCAATAAAAACCCAGAGGAAATGACTGATGAGTGATCGCGAAATGCGGTGCTACAGCGGTGAGGTGCGAGCCGAATCACAGGCCGATCAGCCGACACGGATTATCGGTTACGGCTCCGTTTTTAATTCCCGTTCAGAACCACTATGGGGATTTCGTGAAATTATCAAGCCTGGTGCTTTCGATGATGTACTTGGCGATGATGTGCGTGGCCTGTTCAATCATGACCCCAATTTTATCTTAGGGCGAAGTGTGTCGGGAACCCTGTCTCTCTCTGTAGATGAAAGAGGCCTTCAATACAATATCGTCGCGCCAGATACACAGACGATCCGCGATTTGGTGCTTGCACCGATGATGCGTGGCGATATTTCCCAGTCTTCGTTTGCTTTCCGTGTTGCCAGAGATGGTGAGCACTGGTTTGAGGATGATGAGGGAATAGTGATCCGTGAAATCAGTCGTTTTTCACGGCTTTTTGATGTTAGTCCGGTGACTTACCCCGCTTATCAGGAGGCTGATTCAGGCGTCCGATCTATGAAAGCCTGGCAGGAAGCGCGCGACAGCGGTGCGCTACAAAACGCCATTAACCAACGAACGGCGCGTGAGCGTCTGCTGACCCTTCTTAACGCGTAAGGAAAAACAATGAAACTGCATGAACTTAAGCAAAAACGTAATACTATCGCTGGTGAAATGCGCAAGCTTCACGATAGCATCCCTGAAAGCACCGCTTGGACTGAAGAGCAGCGTAAGCAATGGAATGATGCCAAAAACCAATTGCAAACGTTGGATGATCAAATTTCTCGTGAAGAAGAGCTGCGCAGTATCGATCAAGGCTTTGTTGATGACAACCAAGGCGAACAACGCCGTAACCCAGGCTCACCAGAAAATGAGCAGGCAGAGCGCCGCGCAGCTGCTTTTGATAGCTTCCTTCGCCGCGGCGTGAGTGAAATGAGTGCAGAAGAGCGTACTGCTTTACGTGAGCTTCGTGCACAAGGAACCTCTCCAGATGCACAAGGAGGCTACACAGTCCCAACCCAGATGCTTAACAGAATCGTTGATTCGATGAGAGCATATGGCGGCATTGCAAGCGTATCGCAGATCCTGAATACCTCTAATGGACAGGACATTACCTGGTCTACTTCCGATGGCACTGAAGAGGAAGGTGAGCTTTTGGCTGAAAACGCCCAAGCCTCTGAGGGTGATGTTAACTTTGGCTCTGCTATTCTTGGGGCTAAAAAGCTCAGCTCTAAAATCATTCGCGTATCAAATGAGTTGTTGCAAGACAGCGGTGTTGATATTGAAGCATATCTTGTTAGTCGCATTGCGCAGCGAATTGGGCGAGGCGAGGCCAGGTATCTAGTTCAGGGGACTGGTGCGGGAAGCCCGACCCAGCCAAAGGGACTTTCGGCGTCAGTTACAAGCACTGTATCTGCTGCATCTGCAACAGTATTTAAGTGGACAGAGCTGAATTCACTTAAGCATGAACTTGATCCTGCTTATCGTAACGGTCCTCAGTTCCGCTGGGCATTCAATGATAAGACACTGAAAGTTATTGAAGAGATGGTTGATGCCCAAGGGCGCCCGCTCTGGCTGCCAAGCGTTGCTGGTGGAACGCCTGCAACGATATTAAACACTCAATATGTTATTGATCCCGCGATTGATGATATTGCAGCTGGGAAAAAGTTTGTGTTCTGCGGTGATTTCAATCGATTCATTATTCGTCGCGTCTCGTATATGACGCTCAAGCGTTTGGTAGAACGTTATGCAGAGTACGATCAGACTGCATTCTTAGCCTTCCATCGTTTCGACTGTGTTCTGGAAGATACAGGGGCAATTAAGGCGCTAACAGGTAAAGCGGCCTAGCATCTAAAAAACTTGCAGAAAAATAATGCCGCGTAAGCGGTTTTTTTATGCCCGTAGTCCGCTACGGGCTAAGGAATCACATGTCTCCTAGTATTGAACAAATAAGGGAACAATGTCGCCTTGACGCTGATGATAGTAGCGAAGATAACTACCTAGCTAGTCTTGCAAAGGCGGCAAAGAAAAAGGCAGAAAATTTCATCAACAGAAAACTATATGTGGATGAAGTCTCGCTTGGTGATCCTGATGGCTTACTAATAACAGAAGATGTGAATCTTGCTTTATTGCTCGTTATTGCACACTGGTATGAGAATCGAGAGGATTCTAGCGATGCTAGCAAAATCAGCATCCCGTTAGGATTTACCGCCCTTTTAGAACCTTACAAATTTATCACTTTATAAGGGGGAGGTATGCAAGCAGGCCGACTCCGTGATCGAGTAACAATCCAGAGCTTCACCACTGTTCGTGACGACCACGGACAGGAGATTGAAGAGTGGGCTGATGTGGCCACTGTTTGGGCTGAAACAAAAGGAATAAGTGGCAGAGAGCTTATTGCCGCAGGGGTCGAACAGGCAGAGGCAACAATCAGGGTCTGGATGCGTTATCGTAATACTGTGACAGCGGCATCCCGCCTGCTATGTATAACCGGCGCATTTAAAGGCTGCACGTTAGAAATTATCGGCCCACCGATACCCAACTCAAAGCGCACTCAGTTGGAAATACTCTGCAAGGAGGGGGTGAAGCGTGATTGATATGAATCTTGATTTTTCTGGGCTTGCGGATATAGCGAAAGACCTTGAGCTGCTAAGTAAAGCTGAGAATAACAAGGTTCTGCGTGATGCTACCAGGGCCGGTGCTGAAGTTCTCAAACAAGAAGTAGAGAACAGAGCTCCCGTTAGAACAGGCAAAGTAAAAAAGAATGTAGTTGTGGTTACTCAACGGGGGCGCAGGCGTGGAGAAATAACCTCCGGGGTGCATATCCGGGGTGTAAATCCCCGAACTGGAAACAGTGACACGAAGATGAAGGCCAGCAACCCTAAAAATGCTTTTTACTGGCGCTTTGTCGAACTGGGGACTGTTGATATGCCTGCTCATCCCTTTGTGCGGCCTGCGTATGATGCTAAAGAGGCTCAGGCCACCGAGGCAGCATTTAACAGAATGAATAGCGCAATAGACGAGGTGTTAAGCAAATGACCGAGTCTGATATTTATCCGCTTATAAAATCAATCGCTGGGGGGCAAGTTTATCCCTATGTGGTCAAGCTAAATCCCCAAGGTCAGCCAGCAGTATCACCTCCGTGGGTGGTTTTCTCTTTCGTTAACCAGGCATCATCTGATGTGTTGTGTGGCCCAGCTGAGACGCGCAACTCTTTGCAGCTTGATGTTTACTCAAAGACTATCGCTGAGGCCAGAAGGTTAAGATCCGAAGCAATAGAATCGCTTTCATCACTTCATCCATCCGAGCAAATGCAACTGCAGGGGTATGAGTCCGACGTGGGTTTATTTCGAGCCACGGCAGATTTACAGTTTATCGACTAATCAAACCCGCTTCGGCGGGTTTTTTATTACCGGAGAAATATATGTCTTCTTTGCATGAAAAAACACAAGGTACAAAAATCAGCATTTCGTCATTACCAGCATCTGCAATTAGCAATGATTTAGTATTTCTTCGCTTGGATTGTACTCTTAAAGAGGCTCAGTTCACTGCGGGTCAAAAGTCGGATATCGATGTGACAGTTTTGTGCTCTGACGAGACAGAAAATGTTAACGGTTTACCTGCCCCCTCTGAAATTACTTTTAATGGTAATTTTTATCGCAATGAGGCTCAGGATGCATTGCGTGATGCATACGACAACGATACGCGCTATGCATTTAAGGTGGAGTTTCCTTCTGGAAATGGTTTTTCATTTATCGCTGAAGTTCGCCAGCACACGTGGGCAGTCACAACAAGTAATGTAGTAACGGCTACATTCTCGCTGCGTCTGAAAGGTAAACCTGTCCCAATCATTGCACCAGTAGCCAAGCAAGCAGGAGATAAGATCTAATGCAAAGCACCAATCTATCCATACGTGATCTGGCCCTATCTCCATTGGCTGGGTTCCGTCACATTGAAACAACTGTTCCCGAGTGGGGAGGCGTGAAGGTTATTTTGCGCGAGCCATCAGCGGATGCCTGGCAGCGCTGGCGAGAAATTGTGGATATAAAAAAAGTTCTAGCTGATGAATCAAATAATGAAATCACACCTGAACCCACCCCAGAAGATGCCCGTGTTAGCTTGAAGGCTGACGTAACGTTATTTATTGATGTGCTATTTGGCCTGGATAAGAAACCGGTTTTTGATATTGAAAATGCAGATCAAATTGAGTCTTTATATGGCCCAGTCCATTCGCGTTTGCTTAAAAAAGCACTTGATCTAACTACCACCCCCGAAGAAGCTAAAAAAAAGTAGCAAGCCCTGGTCAGAAGTTCATGATGACCCTAGCGCTTAGGCTTGGCCGCACTCTTGCTGAATTAAAAAGCAGCATGAGTGCAAGTGAAATGCAGCTTTGGTTTGAGTATGACAGTATCAGCCCAATTGGTGATGTGCGTGGCGATGTAAGAAATGCGCAGTTAGTATCTGCAATTTTCGGGTCGCAAGGGCACAAAGTTAATCTACCGGATGCCATGCTGCAGTGGGGCGCAGACTCAGAGGAAGAGTCTGACCCATTCGCTGCTCTGGAAGCTGCCCTTATGGCGGCAGCTCAATGATGGTAATATTTTTTATGTGTTTGGCATTAGGATTACACTTAATCAAAATTGATTACTGGAATACTCATGGGGCTTTGATAATGAAGAAGTTTATTTTTGCTGTTGTCATTTGTGCGTTGGCATTAACTGGATGTGCATCATCAGGAAACAGCTCAATTGAGCATGAAACGCAAATTGGCATCAAGGATAAATTAGTAAAAGGGAAGACAACAAAAGATCAGGTAAAAGGTTACTACGGTAACCCGTCAACAGTGAGTTTTAGTAGTGATGGTGATGAGCAGTGGCATTATGTGCTTACCAACGTGAAGGTAAGTGGCAAGTCCTTCATTCCTTTTTATGGTCTCTTGGATAACGGAGCAACATCTAACGTAAAGCAACTCATTATTATTTTTAAAAATGATGTTGTAGAGAAATACATGTTGTCGAACTCCAGCACAGAAACTAAATCTGGTTTGCTTAATTAACAACAAGTCTGGCAACAACCAACCTCGCTTCGGCGGGGTTTTTTTATGTCTGGAGGATGTGCATGGCTACATTGCGCGAGCTTATCATTAAGATCTCTGCCAACTCCCAGTCTTTTCAGTCAGAGATCACCCGCGCATCGAGAATGGGATCTGACTATTATAAGACTATGCAAAATGGCGGTCGCCAAGCTGCTGCGGCCGCGAGAGAAAGCCAACGGGCAATTGCTGAATTAAATAGCCAGTTAGTATCTGTAAAGGCTTCTCTATCTGGCATCTCTGGCGCTATCGCCGGAGCATTTGCTGTAACATCTTTAATTACAGTTGCAGATACATGGGGCCAGGTAGCATCTCGTTTAAAGATGGCTACTACATCTGCAGATGAGTATGTGATGGTGCAAAAGCGTCTGATGGAAACGTCAGACCGCACATACAAGCCTATTGAGGAACAGGCAGAATTATATATTCGCAGCTCCACAGCAATGAAAGAGCTTGGGTACTCAACTGAATCAACAATTAATTTTATAGATTCAATCTCCAGCGCTCTAACTATTAACGCTGCGACTGCAGATAAAGCAGGTAGTGCGGTTAACGCGCTGTCCAAATCAATGGTACAGGGCAAAATATCCGGTGACGATTGGCATACAGTGATGGAGGTTCTTCCTACTGTAATTGGCGATGTTGCTCGCTATCTAGGCACAACTGAAACAGCAGTTAAAAAACTGGCTGCAAGCGGTAAATTATCAATGCAGACATTTTCTGATGCGGTCATAGCCGCTCAGAAACGAAATGCAGATCTTGCAGAGTCTATGCCAAATACGGTTGGCGACGCTCTCACAAAGCTATCAAATCACTGGAAGACTTACATCAGTGATGCAAACAGCGCATCAGGTGCAACAGCTGTTGTATCGGCAACAATAAGCGACCTCGCAAACAATATCGACACACTGGCTAAAGCTGGTGGAATTCTCGTTGGTATCGGCGCTGCACGCTATTTCGGCGGGATGGCTAGTGGTGCTATAAGCGCGACTGGCGGCCTAATTGGCGCTGCAAAAAGTGAAGTAGCCCTATCAGAAGCCCAGTTACGAGGGACTCAGATTGCAACAGCGAGGGCGCGTGCTGATGTTTATAGAGCACAGCAATCACTGGCAGCGGCAAGAAATACGGATGCACAGGCGGCTGCAGAGAAACGACTCAGCGCTGCGCAGTCAGTACTAACAAGTAATATAAACGCAAGAGCAGCAGCACAGAACACATTAAATAACGTCACATCTATGGGCTCCCGGTTAATGTCCGGTGCTCTGGGCTTAATCGGTGGAATACCTGGGCTGATCATGCTAGGCGCTGGCGCCTGGTACTATATGTATCAGCAGCAGGAGCAAGCAAGGCAATCAGCGCGTGACTATGCGAAAACCATTGACGAGATTAAGTCTAAAACATCAACTCTGACGCTATCAGAGGCTTCTGACTCAGAAGGCAAGACCCGCCTGGCGCTGAATGAGCAAAATAGGCTGGTTTCCGAGCAGCAAGAACGCGTCCGTAAATTAAAAAACGAGATAGCCGGATATCAGATGATTCTGGCCAACCCTGGGCCATCCATTGGCGGTTATCTAATTAATCATTTAATAAGCTTAGATGACGCTACAAAGGGACTTGCTGATTCAACATCATCACTATTTGTAGAACAAGAAAGACTTGCACAGATGCAGTCTAAATCTGAGCAAATTCAAAATGTTTTGGAAGGTTTGGAACATCGGCGTGTAGCACTTATTCGTCAGCAAGCAGCTGAGCAAAATTCCGCGTACCAATCATTATTAATGATGAACGGTCAGCACACGGAGTTTAATAGGCTGCTAAGCCTCGGCAATAATTTACTAGCATCGCGCCAGCAATTTGCAAATGTTCCACTACGCCTACCAGTGGCGGAACTAAATGAAAAACAAAGCGATTTGATGCAAAAATCAAGTCGCGCATTAGAGTTATCGAAATTAACCGGTGCCGCTAAAGCTCGCAGGCAAGCAGAGTTTGATGCTGATGATGCTGGACTGTCAAATACTCCACAATATGCTGAGTCAAGAAACAGGTATATTGAGAATCAGGTTGGCGCTTTCAGCAATAATGAGAGCCAAAAGAAACAACCTAAGGGACCTAAAACAGAAGGGGAAAAACAGGAGGACGTTTATAAGCGTTTGCTCAAACAGCAAAAAGAGCAGATTGCAATGGAAGGGCAGACCACTGAGCTCGCCAAGATAAAAGCGAAAATTCAGACTGATGAATTATCCACTCTCAGCAACGTGCAAAAACAAACACTTTTGCGCAATGCAGCCCTAATCGATCAGCAAAAAGAAACCCAACGGTTAAAAACTTTTACTGACCAGCTCGCAGACAGCAACGCTGCAGCGAAAAACAAAAGTGATACTGATTTTATCGGTGCGGGGCAGGGTGATAGGGCTCGCGAGCAGCTTCGCGAAATGGCAGATATTCGCATCAATTTCGCTAAGCAACAGTCTGATTTACAACGTGAGTTTAATAAAGGTGATATATCAGAAAACCTTTATAAGCTGGAGACTGAGGCGCTTAGGGCCGCTCTTGATGAGCGCCTTGCAATACAAGAAGACTATTATAAAAAGTCAGAAACCCAGCGAGGCTCGTGGTCTGATGGTGCGATGGATTCTGTTCGCAACTATGTTGATTCTGCAACGAATTACAATCAACAAGCCGCTGATGCAATGGCAAGCGTTCTTAGTTCAACAACATCATCATTAGCAGATGGCCTAAAGGGAATAGCAACCAATAGTAAATCGGTTGGTGATGCTTTTGTAGCGCTGGGAAGTACATTGGAAAATGCAGTGCTTGATGCGCTTGCCAAAATAGCCGCTCAATGGCTCATTAACCAGGCTCTGCAGCTTGCGCTTGGGACTTCAAGCACCGCTGCATCTATTGCAATGGCTACAACCACAGCAGCAGCATGGGCTCCTGCTGCTGCAATGGCATCTTTGGCATCATTCGGCGCTAATGCCGCGCCAGCCGCTGCCGCACTAGCATCTACTAGCGCATTGGCTTCTGGTTTGTCTCTTGTTGGTATGGCGCATGATGGCATTGACTCCGTTCCTGAAACTGGCACGTGGTTACTGCAGAAAGGAGAGCGCGTAACTACAGCAAAAACAAGTGCAAAGCTTGATGAAACGCTTAGCAAAGTTGCCAATGGCTCTACCGGTGGCCCTGCATACTCGCCAACAATCAATATCCCGATTAATGGGAATCCCTCTGATGCAACTATTGAGCTGACAAGAAGAGCCGCTGAAGAGGGGGCCATTCAAGGATATAGAAAAGCCGTTAATTCAGTAATGAGCGGAACTGGTGATCTTCATAAAGCAATGACAACAAAGCTTAATACAGGTAGGAGAGTAGGGTAATGGCAGATATTTACTACCCGCACGATTATTTGCCGCTTCCGCTGCAAGCGGGGTATGGATTTAAGCCAGTCAGCCCATTGAAGAGAACGGAAATGGTGAGCGGTCGATCCAGGCAGCGACGTAAATACACATCAACACCAACTGCGGTTACAGTGCGTTGGATTTTTATTAAAGATCAACAGGCTCAAGTCTTTGAATCTTGGTATCGAGATGTGCTGATAGATGGCGTCTCATGGTTTTTTATGAAGTTACAGACACCGGTTGGCGTTAAGTTTTACAAGTGTCGATTCACTGATATTTATGATGGCCCTACGCTAGTGCCTCCAAAATATTGGCAGTATTCAGCGTTAATTGAGCTGTGGGAAAGGCCATTACCACCGCCTGGCTGGGGTAATTTCCCAGAGCTTTTATCAGGTTCAGATATTATTGATATTGCAGTAAATGTGGAGTGGCCAAAGGCATGACCATATTAAATAGACTTTACGCATCATCTGGTGAAGAGGTTGAAATCGACACGGTAGAGCTCAGAGTTAACAATCGTGCCTATTGGCTTACCAGCGGCTATGAGGATATAACGGCGATACTGGAGAGTGGTCGGGAAGTAACATTTTTAGCTAGCGAAATTGAGGTATCAAAACCTGCAAGAAATGCAGATGGTACACAAGATCTGAAGATAGCGATCAGCAACATTGATGGTGCTGTTTCTACGGAAATAAGAAGCGCATTAGCTAGCTTCGCTGGTGGGCAAATTACATACAGAAACTTTATCTCCACTGATTTATCGTCTCCTGCTGATGTTCCATACACACTTGAAATTAAGTCGGGCTATTGGACTGGCTCCGTTGCGCAAATCACTGCGGGTTATATGAACGTTCTTGATACTTCATGGCCCCGTCATCGTTACAACCTTTCAGATCACCCCGGAATCCGCTACATAAGCTGAGGTATTTTTATGTTTCAACCAGATAAATATCTTTCTGTCAGTTGGCAGAAGGGAGGCCGCGCCTTTCCTCATGTTGACTGCTTTGGGCTTGTAAATGAGATCCGGCGTGATATGTCACTTGCACCGTGGCCTGATTTTTTTGGAGTCACAAAAGATAATGACGGACTCAACAGAGAAGCTAAATCCTTTATCCAATCGCTTGTTAAATGCGAGCCAGAGCCCGGAGCTGGCGTAGTTTGCTTTACTGGTAAAGCAGTAACACATGTTGCAGTTGTTGTTACTTTGGATGGGGTGCTGCATGTTGCGGAGTGCAACCCAGGACAGAACGTAACATTCCTTCCTGTTGAGCGCTTTATCCGGAAATTTGTCAGAGTGGAGTTTTGGAAATGATCCGCATCTTCCCTTCTCGTTTGCCTGGTGAGCCGCTCGAGACTCACGATCACGGCGACACAACAATTCATGAGTGGTTATCTAAGAACGTAACTGGCTACGGCACTATCGAAGATCACCCTATTGAAATTGAAGTTGATGATCGCAAGGTTCTATCAAGCGACTGGTCTGCATGTCATATAACAACTAAAAGTGATGTGCGAATTTATCCAATATCATACGGTGCACTCGGCGGTCTTATCGGAACAATCACAAGGCCAATAACTTGGGTGTTTAGCTTACTTGGACTGGGGGCGCAGCAGATCCCTGGGCAATCACAGCCAGCTCAGGGAGATTCTTTGGATCTCTCACCAGCAAAAGCAAACATGGCAAAGCTGGGTGATCCAATTAGAGAGATTCTTGGTCGTGTTCGAGTTTATCCTGATTATCTTGTGCAGCCAGTAAGCCGATTTGATAAAGATAACCCACAGATATTCAGAACTAATATGTTTGTTTGTATTGGACGGGGAAATTTATCTGTTCCACCATCTGAGATTCGCATTGGCAACACTCCAGTATCTGCATTTGGCGATGATGTTCGTTATACGATTTACCCACCTGATGCAGACGTAAGTGGCGATAGCAGAGCAGATAATTGGTTTAACTCCACCGAAGTTGGCGGCACAGGATCTGGAACGGCGGGATTAGACCTTGCATCTACCGGCCCAGCACAAGCAGGGATATCAGCTGACGCTATAAATTTAGCAGGCCACAACATTAGCGTTATAAGCAATTCACCAGAAGGAGCGCTACCAGAATCATGGAAGCCTGGCACCGCTCTAACAATTACAGCCCCAGCAACATTCACTGTGTCACAAGAAAGTGGCCGTACAATAATATACGGTGATATGGCAGAGCTAGTTCCCGCTCCAAGCAAGCAAATCACTCTTTCGTGGAATGACTCAGATTACAATCTGCTTATTTCCTCTTATCAGCCAGGCTCGCCAGCGATCCCAGGAATTGGTGGTAACGCCGCTTCAATTACTGCCAATGCCGCTCCGAAAACATATGATTTTAGCTCTGTTCCAGTAGCCTTCACGTTAAGGTGGGATGGCGTGAACTATGTTATTTCATTGACGGCTAATTACGTGACTATGAGCGGCATTGTAGATGAAATAACAGAGCAGTTAACAGGCTCTGGCCTAAAGGCCTTAGCCATTGATACGCGCCTTGTTATTAGCGAAATTGAAAGCCCATATAGCGGGAATAGCATTGGTTCGACGGCCTTGCCAGTTGCCCTGTTTGGCGATCAGCCGCAAATAATCGAAGGTGTTGCATCAAGCGGCGGTCAGCCAGCTGTGCTAGCTAACATTTCCATGACGTATGACAGCGGAGCCGTGTTTGCTGGGTTGCCATCTGGATCACAACGATTGTCGTTAACAGCTAGGGGTAAGCAATACCGCATCAAGGAAATTGATGGAGCCACGATAAGCGTGGAGAGACTTATCCCCCAGGGGAGTGGGTTCATTGTTGATGCTCAATGGCCTGGGTTCACTTCGCGGACTCTTCTCGATGCGGGGATAACTGGTTTAAACGAGCAATCCAGTTGGGTTGGGCCATTTTTATGCTGTCCGCCAAACGAAACGACGAATCAAGTCGAGCTTAATTTTATTTACCCGAACGGCCTGATCGACATTGGCAGTAAGGACGGGAAGTGGCACTGGCATGACGTTCAGATAAATATTCAGTATCGAGCAGTTGGCGATAGCAATTGGCAAAGCGTCATCATTAAACACGGGAATCGAACTGTAAATGAGATTGGCTATACAGAATCGATAAATTTCCCGACAACTGCAAGCTACGAAATACGTATTAAGCGCGACACACCTGTCTGGGGTGGCACCACGCGTGATTCTGTCCAATGGCAAGCAATGCGTGCAAAGCTCTCAGCGCGACCCAAAAGATATAGCGGCCTCACGACTATGGCAATTACGATTAGAACTGGAAGCAGACTTGCTGCGCAGTCAGATCGACGCGTAAGCGCTGTAGCGACGGGGCTCTATGATGGATACCCTTCTCGGAGCATTTCTGGCGCATTGATGCACGTGCTGACCAGTGTGGGAATGAATCCAGATCAGATTGATGTATCTACTATCAATCAGTTGGAAAAAACATATTGGACGCCAAGATCTGAGTATTTTGATTATTCAGCCGATAGTAGCGGTATGTCAGCTCTTGATGTTCTGCAAAAAATAACTTCGGCAGGAATGGGATATTTTTTGCTAAGCGGAGGTTTGGCATCAGCAGGCAGAGAAGGAGTCAAGCCATGGACAGGTGTTATAACCCCGCAGGAAATGACAGAAGAAATGCAGACGGCTTTTTTAGCGCCGTCGAAAGACGATTATGATGCGGTTGACGTGACATACACCGATGCTAGAACGTGGGCTGATGAGGTCGTGCATTGCCGCTACAGCGATAAGCCAAACCCTGCAAAAGTGGAGTCACTTAAAGTTGATGGTGTCACCGATCGTAATCGGGCATATAGAATTGGCATGCGTCGCCTGATGGGATATCGATATCAGCGCTTAACACACACTGCTCAAACGGAGATGGACGCGCTTTGCTATCAATATTTTGATCGTACTGTTCTGACCGACGACATACCTGGCAACCAAACAATCAGTTGCTTGATTTTAGCGGCAAGGCTGGTTGGGCAAAATGTTGAATTAACAGTTAGCGAGCCACTGGATTGGTCATTCAATAACCCAAGAGTGTTAATTCGCAATCAAGATGGAAGTGCGACAAGGCTTTTAATGCCAAGCCGTATTGATGATTATACGCTTACACTGCCAACCAGTAACGAAACGTACCCCAGCAACTGGGTTTTTGATAACGGCAGCATTGAGCCACCTCGACTTATTTTCTGTAGCTCTGACAGGTCTGTATATGACGCTATCATTACGGATATATCACCGGGGGAGGATGGGAAAAATCAAGTAACCGCAATTCAATACCATCCAAATAAATATCAGCATGATGATGATATATACCCTGGTGCTTAGCCTCATAACTTAATTTCAGTCAAAACCAATTAAACATGGCGCTGATATTTATTGCTGCAAAAGCAACGATAAATAATGACGTCATTAAACTCATGGGCGAAATATGGCTAGATATAATACGGGTAATCCGATTGAGTCAAACGATCCGCGCGATTTAAATGATAACTCAATAATCATTGACTTGGTTTTGGGTAGCAAGGATGCCTTTGTATTAGATCGTCTCGGAAACAGAATTAGAACTTTAAAAGGATTTGGGGACTATTTTTCGGCGATCAGTAAAACATACGATACAGCTGAGCTGGCGAGAGCCGCCATCTCCTCTGGTGAGATACCCACCAATGCTTATTTCTGGATTAGAAATATTGATGACAGTTTAATTGCATCTGAATTTCAGAATCTACCGTCTGGGATGCCTCCAACAGGTAAGCAAGTACAGTCAAAGTTTTCTTACGACAAGTTAAGAGACAATTTAATATCCAGTGAAAAAGATATAGATACAATAAATAACAGAATAGTTATCGGCCCCGCTGATGCACGTAAAGTGCCGTTATGGGTTGATGATGCTGATAATGTTGGCGTTTCCCTTATTAATGGCGATATTGATGCAAAAGGGGCTGGTAATAATCTAACTAACGATATTAGAAACAGTCTTGGTGTGGATTATCCAGTCATTATTGACAGTAGCAAAATGATCCCAATAGTTTGGGATGCGCAAGATAACGTCGCAATATGGCTAAGTGATGGGATGCTTGATGCCATGGGCTTTGGCCCTAACCTAAGTAAGCTGCTTGGCGGTTCAGTCCCGTTTAGCTCTGCCTCAACGCTGTGGCGCTGGAGATCAAAGCGGGCTAAGTTCAAGCTCAATGGTAACGAGAGCTTGTCCGTAATCACTACGGGTGACTCATGGGCAGAGCAGCGGCCAATTAGCCAAGCATTGGCTGACTTCCTCTATCGTGACTTCGGCAAGAAGGGCCACGGATGGATACCTTTCGGGATAAAGGCTTCTAACGCTATTAACACTGTGCAGATAGCTAATGCTGGCTGGACGCTGTATGACGCAGATATTGATCGCAACAATGGCACTCCACCGCCGTATGGAACAGGTATTGATGGGACGGCGATATACACAACTGGAACAGCCGCAACGCTATCTTTCTCAGTTGAGCTATCTCAAGTCCGAATTCATTACTACGATGGCAGCGGATCATTTAATTACAGCGTTGATGGTGGCCCACAACAAACAATCACAGGCGGCAATACGGGAACGGACAAAAGCTTGGTGATCACAGGTCTGCCGCTGGCGGTGCATTCAATCAGCATCAATACAGTGGGGAACACTGGTGTTGTGTGCCTGTATGGCGCTAACGCGACATCAAACGCCACGGGGGGCGCAACGCTCTATCAGTGTGGGAACGGCGGCACTGTGACACCAAATTGGAAAAATATTCTTAAATATATTCCGACTTATGTCGCGGAGTTTAACCCCGACGTAGTTATTATATTTACGGGTACGAATGAAGTTAGAACGTCACAGACTGTCGCAGCGTATGAGTCTGGCTTAATTGATCTTGTCCAAGCGTATAAAAATGCTAGTCCGACAGTCGGTATTATCTTGTCATTCGCAACTCAGTCCGGTGCCACCGGAACAACATCTTTCCCAGATTTCTTAGCTGCATGCAAGCGCGTCGCTGCATTGACTAATTCTGAGTATATTAGTGGATATGATTTATTTTCTAAAACATTCAAGGAGTCTCAGGATGCTGGATTATTTGCTGATACTTTGCACTTAAATCCAATCGGCGGCTACATGCTATCTGAAACTATTTATCAAAAAATGCTGGCAGGAGAAAAACTATGAGATTGCGCGGAATAACTTTGCCAGGCACAGGCTATCCAAAGCTAAGCGATTTCAGTGCGCCGGTAATGAAACTCCCTTATACAGGGAATTTACTTGGGGCTTATTTTGTTGGTAATGGTGCAGGGAATAGACTGGTTAATTATGCAAACAGTTTGAAGCCTTTGACGGAAATTGGCACCCCGTACGCGAGATCGAATTTTTCTCGTTGTGATAAAAACAATTGTTATGACACGGGAATAATTCCAACTGACAAAATGACAATATTTGTTGTTGCCAGGGCAAATCAAACTGAATTGTCATCACTGGCTGTATCAAATTACAACTCAGCGGATGGGGATGGTATTGATATAAGCATTCAAAGGCTGTCTGCGTACGGTCGAGTGGGAACATCCGCAGGGCAGGTCATACAGGGGGCGGTTAATGCAAACATATCTGCATTAGCAAGTCGTAATTTCATTTCTGCATTAGCAAGCTGGGGAGGCGTAGGCATTAGCGTTGCCGCATACAACAATCCAGCAACTGATTTAATTCAAGCTTCATCTGTTTATCCCACGCGATATATAGCGCAAAGAAGCCTGCTGATCGGCGGTAATTATTCACCCGCATCACTAACTGGAGAGGTTGATGTATCGTGTGTTTTAATTTACAACGAAAACGTCAGTCTTGCTAACCAGCGCTTTATCCTCGCTTATCTGAACAACACATTTGCTCCGCAATGGGGGCTGTAAGCACTAAACAAAAAAGCCCCTGTCATTAGCAGGGGCCTTAAAGTACACGTGCATTTTAAGTGCATATTTCTGTCTTTGCCAGGTCGCTTCACTGTCTTGTCAGCTTACGCAACTCATTGTTTTAGCTACTGACGTCCATACACTGTCTTATCTAAAGTGGTGGAGCTGGGGGGATTTGAACCCCCGATGTTTTGCAGACATTCAATTGACTATATCCACCCATAATTGGTCCATTGGTTGTCTGCGGACATTTCTAACATCATTCTGTGTAAATCATTAAGGGGAGGTCAATATTACTTGTGAGTAAGATAGCCACTGAGTTTTCACTTGTATTCTTAATTTAATAAAAATTCATTGAGGCGTCTATGAGGCCGATTTAATTTATAACGAACTAAGTCAATCATGGTTAATTCTCCTATGCGAAATTATTTCACTGCTCGCTGAAAAACTTGATTTCAATACTATTCAGAAATAATTAAATAGGGGTAAGAAACACTTCATGTTAGGAGCTAAAGGTATCATTTTATTAGGGTCGCGTAATTTGAATGTTTTTACTTAATCAAATGATTTCTTCATGTTGAAGCTATTTTTCTTTTAACTTTATGATTTCCGATATTACACTTGTTAGCTTTGAGTCGGAAATATTTTGCAACCTGTCTTTCTCAATGGAAACTGTAGTCTGTCCATTTTCTAATATGAAGTTTCTTTCTGTTTTCATTAGGTGCATTGCCAACTCTCTTATAATATCTTCGCTATTGAACTCTTGAGCATATTTAAGTGACATGACTTTCATATCAATGTTCGTAATTTCATTTTGAAAATATTTTATTTCGTCAAACCCATTTTTATAGAGACGAAGAAAAAAATAAGCAAATAACTCAACGGCTATGACAAATGATAGCTTAGGAAGCTGATGAATAAAAAAATCCAACCCACCTACTATGTCTGGCGCTCTGTAGAGAAAGTAAGCAAGGGATAATATCCCTATTAATGCAATTATTGAACCGATTGCAAGATTCACCCCGCCGCGTCGATTTAGTCTATCTATTTCTGACTTTAACCTTTGAACCAAATCAGTATGAATTTTATGTAGGCTATAACTATTTTTAAAATTAGATATGTCGGTTTTTAGACTGAGGTCTGCTTGGAGTATTGTATTCCCAATTATTCTTTTTTTTGCATAAGATATTAGTTCTTCTCTATCACTTTCTTTTAGATCAACTGAAACTCCAGAAGAAGGTTTGTTTTCAATCTTCGCAACTCTTTCCTTTAATCTTATTAATTCTATGAAGGCTTCGGTGTTTCCCCTTTCGATTTTTTTACTATCAATCCCTTTGTTTAAATAAGAAGCCATTACACTAACAAAAAGTGTAATCAATCCCATAGATATTGATGAATATAAAAAGAAATTTCCCTTCTCACTTATTGCCATTATTACTCTTTTAATTGAGTATGATAATTCTTCTGACCAGAGAGAAATCATTACAAGCAAAGATAAAAACGATGAGATGATTATCGTTTTTAGTATCACAGTTCGATTTTTTCTTAAGAAATAAATAAAACTATCAAGAATACCCATCAT